TGACTTACAGGCTTGCGGAACTTGACCCGAACGAGAATGTCACAGTTTCTGAAAGACTTGTCGGAGCGATAAAGAAAGTCCTCGGAATCACACCGTCAAGGCGTGACCCGTTCCGCTGGGTGAATTTCAGTGACGGCTCAAAGCTTATCGAATATCTGAAAAGATATGTGAAAAGTGCAGAAAACAAGGCGGAAAAGCATTGAATTTTCCCCGAAGATATGATATACTTTTATTACAAAAATCGTGAATCATATTTTCGGGAGGTCGGAACATGAACATTGATATGCTTACGGACACAGGTCAGCTCATCGGTGAGCAGAGAGAGCTTGCGGAAACTATCGGGCTTGATGCATACAAAAAACTTGTGAAGGATTTCGGTGGAAGCCATCTGTACATTCCAAAATCTGAAACAGTCCTGAAAAACATAAGAAATGCCGAAATATTGCAGAAATTTAATGGAAGTAATCATAAAAAGCTGTCAAGGGAATACAATATTTCAGAAAATACAGTACGCAATATTTTACAAAATTTGGATAGAAATTTCTGATTGAAGTTTATATTTTTATATGGTATAGTCGTTGTAACGATTATACCATATTTTTTTAGGTGGTGAAGAAATGACAGGCGATTTGATATATTTTGTGATAACAACAGCGATAACAATTGCAATAGGAATAATCAGCTATTTTCTGAAAAGGACGATTGACAACATAGACAGGCTCGAAGAAAATCAGTACAGGCTTTCGGAAAAATACGCTACAAAAGCCGAAGTAAATGAAATAAAAGAAACGATGAAAAAACTTGAAACAAGCCTTGACTACATAAAGGAACACACGACCAAGAACGAGGATTTTATTCGTGTGATGACACGGCTTGAAAACAAAATTGACCGCCTGCAAAGGAGTGAATAAGATTGGATAACAAGGATATTCAGGAGAGAATACAGCAGAAGAAATTTTTTGTCAACAACGGCAGAGTTCTGAAAGGAATCAATCTCCTGAGAACACAGTACATAAAGCTGTCAGAATTACGCTATGCCCTTGAACCGACAGTGACAGAAAGCGAACTCAGGGACAGCATAAATTATCTTTCGGAATCGGGTTACATACATCTGAGGAACACCGACACCAAAGAACTGACAAGCCTTGCGGACTGCGATTTTGAAAGCATTGAAGCGAAAGTTTCTGCGGACGGAATAAAAATAATCGCCTGCGTGAGAAAAGACGAATGTATCGAGGTCTGACATGGGAAACAGGAAACATTCAAAGATTGACAGCCTTGACCCTGCTGTAAAAGAAACGGTTGACGAGATGATAAAGACAGGCTGCCTTTACCGTGAAATAGCCGATTTCATCAAAGAAAACGGCATGAGCGTTTCAATTGCCGCAGTCGGAAGATACGCAAAAAATCTCATGACAACACTTGATGCCCTGAGAATGAGCCAGCAGAATTTCCGTGCGATAATGGAAGAAATTGACAAGTACCCGAATCTTGACATAACCGAGGGAATTTTAAGACTTCTCAGCGGTCAGATGCTCGAAGCGGTCAGCGGCATGGACGAGGAAAAGCTCAAAGAACTGGACTTTGACACACTTTCAAAACACGCTGTCGCTCTGACAAGGGCGGCTGCATACAAACGGCAGACCGACATCAGAAACAAGGATATTCTTGAAAACGGTGCGGAGCAGTTCCAGTCGCTCATATTTGAAGCCATGTCAAAGGAACGCCCTGATTTGTATAAAGAAGTGAAGAAATTTCTGAAATCAAAAGCGAAAGAGGAGTGATTTCATGAAGATGTATGTTTTGCTTGTAAGGTCAGGCTATGAGGAAAAAATCCGTGATGAACTTATCGGAAAGGGCTTTCGTGCGGCAGTTCCGACAGAGGAAATGCATATCAGAAGCGGCGGACAGTGGAGAATATGCGAAAGGCTGATTTTCAGCGGATATGTCTTTGTTGAATGTGACCTCACGAACGAGATTTACTATCAGATAAAGGACATCATCGGAGTAATAAAATTCCTCGGAAATACAAAAGCACAGCCGCTTTTCCCTGATGAACAGGCATATATAAAAGTCCTCGCAAACGGAGGAAAGCCAATCAAGGCATCAAAAATATACACTTCCCCAAGCGGTGCAAAGCTGATTATGTCGGGATTCCTGCGGCAGTACAGCGACAATGTGACATGGATTGATACCCGTCAGCGGAAGGCAAAACTTGAAATAACGCTGTACGGCAGAAAAAAGGAAATCGTTCTTCCTGCCGTTGAAATATGAAAACAGCTCACCGATATTTTTACGGTTGATTCGTCCCGAAAAATTAAGTGAGTGGCATAACCAAAAAACGGATTTTTTGAAACAAAAAATGCGAATGGCGGAGCATACAATTTTCAAGACCGTTTTAAAGCCGTTTAACAGCGTTTCAGTGCGTTTTAAGAAATTTACAGGTAAAATTATACCACGAAAACAAAGGGGCTTAAAATGCCCCGTATTTTGCATTTCAGAGGGGGTGCGAAAATGAACCCGATAAAAAAGAAGAGTATCGACCGCCTTATTGACGGATTAGGCAAATATGAGGACAGCAGAAATGCCGTGAAAAAGTCCGATTTTACGGACTTAAAACAATTTTTAAAGCATTTTTTAAACACTCCCGAATCAAAGCAGCGGAAGAAACTTGCCGAGGAGTTTAAGAAAAGACATCTTGAATTATATAATTTCCTGAAAGAAAATCAGGAATTAATCTCCGCTGAGACCGAAATCAGCAGGATAATTCAGGCGGCTATGTCGGGAGAAACTGCCGAAAGTGAGAACTCACAGCTTACAAACCTTTTTGAGATGATAGGAAAAAGTTTAAATGATATTTGAAAAATTCTCCCCGAAACAGACGAAATCAATGCTCTGGTGGAAACTTCCAGAAACAAAAAATTATGATGCAGTAATCTGTGACGGGTCTGTAAGAAGCGGAAAATCGCTGTCCATGACGATAGGATTCATGCTCTGGAGCTGCACGCAGTTCAACGGTCAGACCTTTGCAATATGCGGAAAAACCGCAGGCTCAATCCAGAGAAACGTCATACTTCCAATGCAGAAATGGCTTGAGGGAACGGCTGTAATAAGCCTTAAATTAAGCCGAAGTTTCTTTGATGTAAAGATGAACGGTCACACCAACAGATATTATTTTTTTGGCGGCAAAGATGAAAGTTCGTACACGCTGATTCAGGGCATGACGCTCGCAGGAGTTATGTTTGACGAAGTGGCTTTAATGCCGAAATCGTTCGTTGAACAGGCACTTGCAAGATGTTCGGTGAAAGGCTCAAAGTTCTGGTTCAACTGCAATCCCGACACGCCTGCACACTGGTTCTACAATCAGTGGATTTTAAAAAATCAGGACAAAAATGCGCTGTATCTTCATTTCACAATGGACGACAATTTTTCACTTGACCCGAAGATAAAAAAGCGTTACGAAAGCCTGTACACAGGCAGTTTTTACGACAGGTACATTCTCGGAAAATGGGCTGCTGCGGAGGGACTTGTCTATCCTATGTTCAGCCTGAAAGAGCATATTTCGGAAAAAATTCCGAACGGTGATTATTACATCAGTATCGACTACGGAACACACAATCCGACCTCAATAGGCTTGTGGGTTCTGACTTACAGCGGTCACGCTTACAGGATAAAAGAAAGCTACTATGACGGCAGAAAAAACGGTGTTCCCCGTACCGATGAGGAGCATTATGCAGAACTTGAAAAGCTTGCAGGCGAATATGCAGATTTGATAAATTATGTTGTGGTTGACCCGTCAGCAGCAAGCTTCATTGAATGCATACACCGTCACAGAAAATTCAGGGTCAGGAAAGCCGACAACTCGGTTATTGACGGCATAAGAGATGTACAGTCACTCCTGAAACTTGGATATCTCCATTTTTCGCCAGAATGTAAGGATATTATCAGGGAGTTCGGGCTTTACCGCTGGAACGAAAAAGCCGAAAAGGACACTGTTATCAAGGAAAATGACCACGCTATGGACGATATGAGATATTTTGTCAGAACTGTGATGTACCGTATTCTGAGAGAAATACGAGAGGAGGATAAACTTTGACAGACGTAAATCAGATAGCCGCCGCAATGGGCGTAAACTGCATAATCAGCGGAGAAATGCAGGAAAAAATGCTTTTCTGGGACGAGCTTTACACCAACAAGGCGCACTGGCAGAAGGGCAGAACGAAACCCCTGAGAATACCGTCAGCCGTTTCCAAAGAGTTGAAAAGGCTGACACTGAAAGAATTTTCCGCAAACGTGAATGATGTTTTCACTGATGAAGCCTTCCAGAAGTTTATCCCGATACTTCGCAGAAAACTGGACTACGGGCTTGCACTTGGCGGAATGCTTTTCAAGCCCTACTGGAACGGCTCTCCGCATATTGACATTGTTTTTCAGAATGAATATGTCCCCGTGAATTTCAGTGATGATTTTTGCGAAAGCGTGATTTGTCCCGAAAATCTGACGATTGGCAAGACCAGTTACACAAGGCTTGAAATGCACACCTATAATGTCAGGAATCAGACACACACGATTGAAAACCGCTGTTTCCGTTCAAACAATCCTGCGGTTCTAGGCAGTGAATGCAGTCTGTCAGAAGTACCTGAATGGTCTGATATTCTCCCGAAAAAGATTTTTTACAGCGTAAGTCAGCCGCTTTTTTCGGTTTTCAGAGTGCCTG